TTTTAGAAGAAAACAGGGTAGATATTTAGGCTATTATTTAGATAGACAAGCACAAGAAATATCACAAGTACAAAACGATGGTTGGTATGGTATAGAATGGGGTGTATTTTGGCAAGCAAGATCAGAAACTTTGCACCCATCACTTTACTCAAACATACAAATTAAGCCACATTTATACAATCAGTTTTTAGATACAGGGAGTTTTAATAGACAATTATGAAATGCGTAGCTATTGGTGGAGTTCCAGCCACAGGAAAAACTACACTTGTTAAAATGATATATGACAAGATGCCTAAAATTAATTTTGAGTATGGATTAGTAAAAGGACACTATGATAAAGAAAATAACATAGCATTGCTAGGACTTTACAACCAAAATAATACATTTCTTGGTACTGACAGACTATCTATGGGTGTAAACAAACAATTCTTACAATATATTTCAATGGTACAAAGAAACATTATATTTGAGGGCGACAGACTATTTAGCTTAAATAACTTAATAAAACTTAATGAATTGTATGATTTAAGAATAATTATGCTAGTAAATTCGCCTGAAACACTCTTGAAAAGACACAAAGATAGAAACGATACACAAACAGATAAGTTTTTAAAAGGTAGAGAAACAAAAATAAAAAACATACAAGAACACTTTGGAGGCATCATAGGTAGGATAGAAACATACACATTAACAAACTTGAAAGAAAGTGAAACATTGAGTAATAATATATATAACTGGTTAAGAACACAAAAAGGACATAATGGCTAGACCTATAAAGAAAGTTGACACACAAGCAGTACAAAAATTAGCACAAATGCATTGTACTTACGAGGAAATTGCAGAGTTTTGTAATGTATCTACAAAGACTTTACAACGGAGTTATGTCCACCTAATAAAAAAGGGTCGTGAGATGGGCAAAATTAGTTTGAGAAGAGCGCAGTTTGAGAAAGCATTAGGTGGTAATGTAGCTATGCAAATATGGTTAGGTAAGCAACATCTTGATCAAAGAGATAAAATTGAGAATACAAACTACAATGAGCCATTACCATTAATCATAGAGGGCGATGTCAAAGAAAAAAGGTAATGTGTATGGCAAGGTTATATCCTACGAGCCTACATTTCATAAAACATCAATAGGTCGTAATCCTAGTCTTGCAAAAATGAACAAAAGTAAGAGACGTATGTTCAAAAAATACAGAGGTCAGGGAAAGTGAGTAAGCGATCTAGCTTTTATCCTAATGGCGAGTTTATACCATATCAACTGCCACAAGATTTTAGATTGTCAGAGGGCAGAGGTAGTTGTGGTAATTGTGGTCTATACTCAAACAAACATGGATTCTGTGGTGTGTACAGAACTAGAGGTGTTAAAGATACCTATGTTTGCAACAAATGGCGACAGAGACATTTTAAAAGATAATGGAATTATTAATCCAAGCTGATGGTGTATTTACACTAGTCGAAGTTACTAAAGATATGCTTAAACATATTAAAATTGTATCAGATGTAGATTGTTTTAGCCTTTGCGATATTATTAGAATAGAGTTTACAGAGTATCTTGATGCTCATAACCTACATATGATGAAAGATGGTAGTGGTTATTTTTATGGGTGTATTTGTAGATAATATATGGTATTTAATTAAGCATGGCTAAATACAGAGGCAGAACAGTAAGACTTAACAAGATAATGCGAGGCGATGTTAAGAAGTTTAAGGTATTTGTAAGAAATAAACGAACAGGCAAAATTAAAAAGGTTAACTTTGGTAGCAAGACAATGTCTATTAAAAAACATATACCAGCAAGAAAGAGATCGTTTATGGCTCGTATGGGTGGAGTGCTTAAGAAAGTTCGTGGTCAGAAATCATTGAGTCCTGCATATTGGTCAATTAGGAGTTGGAGATGAAAATATCAGAGAGTACTTCAGTAGCAATGCCTATTAAAAACATGGTTGGAATAATAATAGGAGTGGCTATGGGAATATTTGCATATACAGAAATAACAGCAAGATTAACATCATTAGAAACAAGTCGTGAGTTAATGAACGCAGATTTATTAAAAGCAAGTGAACAGACAACAGTAGACAAAGAACAATTTTTATTACTCGAAGATTTGTATGAAACAATAGAAAAACATCAAGAACTATTAGATAAAAATATTCACAATCAAGTAATGCTAACACATATTGAAAAACAATTAGAAAAAGCATTAAATGATATAGAGCAACTTAAAGATTCAAACAGAGAAATGAAATATACAAATGGGAGTACACATTAATGGAAGAAGTAGTCATAGCATTATTATTGTTAGTTAATAACGAGATCAAAGAGCACAGAATACAAACATCAATGAGTGAATGTTTGAAAGGAAAACGTATCGCACTTAGAAGTGTTAAAAGTAATAACATTGATTACCAGTGTATTAAATCTTTAGCAGAAACAGAAATCTATATGGGCGAAAAATCAATCAAAAAACTTATTTTAGAATGAACAAAGTAGAAGTTATAAAAGTATTAGCAGAAGATAAAACATTTGAGAATGAAACAAAGCATAAAGGCAATAACGATTTAGAAGTAAAAATTAAAATATTACAAAAAGAAATAGATACATTAAAAGCAATAATCAATCTTAAAGAAATTGAGTTGACTGCTAAAGATGATATAATTAATGAAGTAAAAGAAGATAATAAAAAACTTGCAAAACAAGTAGAAGATTTAAAAAAGGAAGCAAAGGATATGTTGTTATATCCATGATTATGAGTATTAAAAATGTTATATTGGATAGTAGAAAAGATAGGCAAATTTGCAAGGTCAATTTTTCATTGGTCTTGGAGAGTCCAAATGCATCGAAAAATGAAAAGGAAAAAATAGATGAAATGGATTTTACTATACCAAGTATGCTCATTGGTTAATAATTTTTGCTATCCACCACTTACAGATAGAGAAGCTTTAACTTATTCAGAATGTGTTGCCAAAGGTGCAGAAAAAACAATAGAACTTGTAGCTAAAGCACCTAAAGAATTTGACGAACAGAAATATATAGTTAAATATTGGTGTCTAAGTGAAAATAGTATTAACAAAACCCCAGCATAAAGTATCATCAAGTAAGAAAAGGTTTAGAGTATTAGTATCAGGTCGTAGATTTGGTAAAACCTATTTATGTATTACTGAAATGATGAAGTTTGCTACACAAGTAGGTAAAACAATATGGTATGTAGCACCTACATTTAAAATGGCTAGGGAAATTGTATGGCTTAAATTAAAACAAATGTTATCAGATTTTAATTGGATTGAGTCTATAAACGAAACAAACTTGTCTATAAGAATAAAAAAAACAGGAAGTATTATATCACTAAAAGGTTGTGAGAACTACGATTCATTGCGTGGAGTAGGATTAGATTTTTTAATACTTGATGAGTTTGCTGACATAGATGAAAAAGCTTGGACAGAAGTTTTAAGGGCTTCAGTCGCAGATACACAAGGCGATGTTTTAATGTGTGGTTCGCCTAAAGGCTTTGGTAATTGGTCTTACAGAATGTATGAAAAAGGTAAGAGAGATAAAGAGTGGGATAGTTTTCAATTTACTACATTAGAGGGTGGTATAGTGCCACCAGAAGAAATAGAACAAGCCAAACAAGACATAGACATTAGAACATTTAGACAAGAGTTTGAGGGTACATTTGAAAATTATGCTGGTGCTGTCTATTACAATTTTCATGCTGTTGATAATGTTAAAGAAAAAAATATAGATTGGCAAAAACCATTACACATTGGACTTGATTTCAATGTCGATCCTATGAGTGCCTGTGTTGCAC